CCAATATGTCATGCTGGAAATAACTCCGCCCATCTATTTTTCTGCTTGTCTGTCCAGCCGTAAGTGTCCATAGCTTGCCGCATGATGCGCTCGGCTGTATCTGTCCATAATAGAGCATTCTGTCGCGCCCATACCCATGCCCATAACTCAGCAGTGAGCCTTGAGCGGCTTTGATACTCGCCAAGGATGTGACCCAACTCATGCAAGGCAGAAACATAGTAGCCTGTATTCTTAGTCGGCCTGATGCAAATTTCCCGCGTTGCTGGACGCGCCCAATAACGTGGCACCGCATCGTGCATGGATTGATACGTTACTTTAATATTGTTCTCAGCGCAAAGCTGTTGAACGTGTAAGGCCATTTCAATTCGTTTCACTGTCATTTCCTTTCCTTTCAAGAAATATGTTTCTTTATGCTTGACAAGGTAAACTATCTTTTGTTATCATGTCAACAATAAAAGTGAAACTAATATCAGAAAAGGAAACACATGATGTTCACGAAAATGAAAAAGCCTATTTATAAGGACTATGACAAGCGCCTGTATCTGGCCTATGGTTCTAACCTTAATCTGTCTCAGATGGCATATCGTTGCCCTACTGCAAAGCCTGTGGGTGCAGCTATGATTTACGGCTGGGAGTTATGCTTTCGCGGCGTAGCTGACATTGTTAAGTCAAAAGACCCAAACATGGTGTTACCTGTAGGCATCTGGGAAATCGAGCCAGCAGATGAATATGAACTCGATATCTATGAAGGGTACCGCGAGAACGGCACGGGCTTGTATGACAAAATTGAAGTCTGCGGGATTATGACGTACCAGATGACGCGGCGCGATATTGCCAGCCCTGCTGATGCTTACTTTAACACAATTCTGCAAGGCTACCATGATTTTGGGCTAGACACTAACTATCTATATGATGCGGCTGGCTGGGCTCAACATGAGCAGAATGAACGCGATAACGTGTTCGGATTGGAGACTGCGTAATGGATAATCACGATAAAGTTATTGGTGATATGGTAGAGGGCGTCAAAGATATGTTGGACGTTAAAAAAAATATTGCTAGAGCAAAAAGGGTTTCAAGTAACAATAAGAAAATTCTTGATATCTCTAAATCTTTAGGCGAGGTATCAAAAGAAGTTTATCTTTACGACCAGCGGTCCGCAACTAAGCTTATTAGGCTGGCTTGTGATATCTTGAAAACATTAGACGAAACGAGCGAGGTATTGAAAGAATTTCAAGAAAAAGCTGAACGCGGTTTGTCTAAGATTGAGGGTAAGCGCAATGGTACACTTTGATGAATTACTGGCAGGGGGGCTGTATCGCGCCCCCGCGCCAGCTTGCAGGGCAGTTTACGAAGATATCAACGTAAGTATTAGAAAAGCCAAAGAGGGGCTTGCTGACGCTGAATGGAATGATGCAGAATATTGGTTGCTTAATAATAAGCGCAACTGGCTAAAGTTTTTGCTCATGGAAAAGCGGAGAGGCGTTGAGCGTTTTATTATTGGCATCGAAGCAATCAAGGAGATTTCAAAATGATTTATCGAGGATTGTCTTGGTCATGTCTATTGTTCGGGTTGTTCCTGTTCTGGTCATCCTGGGAAATTGTTCGGTACCAGCAAACATCAGGGGAGATTATTGCTATGTTTTTTCTCGGAATGGTAGGCGCCGTCATGGGGGTAATGGGATTGTTCGGACTGTGGGAATGTTGGCAAAAAAGAGGGTGATTTACTTTGGTACTTTGGCTTTGGAAAAACAAAGTAGATTTACCAAAGTTACTAATTGTTTGTTTTCAATGTCTTACAGAGCAACTTTGGTAACTTTGGTTTTAAACCAATATCTCACCAAAGTTAGGTTAAGTAACTGAAAACATTTGTACTTTGGTAACTTTGGTAACTTTGTATATATATATATATATGGGGACATACCAAAGTCCCCCATATATTAGTTAGAAAAGGAGTGGCGATATGCCCAAAGTCGGTGAGACTTTAACGAAGGAACAAACGTCAGCAGGGATGGAGAGACTGAAGCCTCAACAGCAGAAGTTTCTCGATTTGTATTTCAATGGAGATAAAACGCAAACTGCGGCGGCTAGAGAGGCTGGGTATAAAAACCCCACTGTAGCGGCTGTAAGACTGCTCAGGAACCCCATCGTACAGGAACGCCTTGAGGAGATGAGGCTAGAGGCTAGGACGAAGTATGGCGTCACTGTAGATAAGTCTGTGCGGGACCTAAAGAAGATGCGGGACGAAGCGTGGGAGATGGGTAAATTCGGCGAAGCTATTCGGGCTGAAGAACTGCGTTTGAAGGCAACTGGACTACTCGTCAACAAAAGTCATGTCATGCACGAGGACTTAAACCAGATGGGCAGGGAGCAAGTGCTTGAAAAGCTTGCAGAGTTTCAGCGTATGGCAGAGCGTAGAATGAAGAACGTCACACCAGAGACGGAGGAAGTGGCTCAGATAGTAGAGGATAGCGAATAAACCAATATTCGGTTAATTAATACCGTTTTCGCGGGGAGGCGGGGAGCATCGGGCCTGGAATCGGGCTTTTGTTCGGGTAATCGGGCCTCGGGGTGGCTGCCTCGGGGCCTTTTTGCGTGCAGCGCCAGGCATGGGGCCTGAATTGTTCGGGTTATCGGGGTGCCTGCCTGGCTGCTCGGGGAGCTGACCCGATGAATTGTTCGGGTTCGGGGCCTGGCTGCCTGGGTAATCGGAGCTCGGGCCAGGCGGGCAGCGCCAGGGAATCACGAGCTCGCAAACAATTGTTCGGGGCAGCTCACCGGGCCAGGCAGCTCCCGGCCAGGCAGTATCACAATTGTTCTTACTCTTCCTGCCAGGCAGCGCCGGGCTCGTGACCCGTACAATTGTTCGCCCCCCGGCAGCCGAAGCGCCAGGGAGGTGGCCCGTGAATCAGTCCGCTGCGGGTGTCAAACGTTTGACACTAAAAAGTGCATTTTTTTCTTGATTGTGTGAAAATAGTTTCCTATACTATTATTATAGTGTGAACGAAACAAAACAAACGAGGACGACATGGACTACAAATATGCAGAGATTGAAGAGCATTTTGACGACTGGCTCGCGGATACAATGAACTCGCAGGGTCACGAGTGGGTAAAAGATAACTTGGACGACTTACACCACCACGCATTCAATACCGATTATTATATTATTGGAACAGGGCAGGCGATTGAGTGGATGGGCGACAAGAGCTGGGACATTATGAATTTTGTCCGTAGTTACGAGGTTGATAATTTTGGCGAGCTGTTTACCGACCTGACCAACCCAGAGAAGCTAGTAAATATGTACGCTTATATTATTGGCGAGCAAATCGTTCAAGAATACATCATGGAACAGGAGGCCGCGTGATGAGAGATTATCTAGTTACTCTGACCAAAGGCGGGCGGTCTTTCTTCGTCACGGCGAGGAGCGCCGAATCGGCCCGGCAAATTGTTTTGGATTTCGAACCATATTATAACCCGGAGTGGGGACTCGTTGTCCGGGACGCTTAAAATGTTCGGGTGGCAGGCCCGTAATCCTGCCCGTTTCTCCTGAACTGGGGCTGCCTTCGGGCGGCCCTTTTTTTATCCGCCGGGCCTTCGCCGAACAATTGTTCGAGCTGCGCCGGGCTGCTGCGGCGAGCCCGCTGCTGAATCACGGGAGGATGAGTGTCAAATTACTGACGCGGTAAACTGTATTTTTTTCTTGATATGGTGAAATAAGTTTCTTATAGTATAAAAGTGGAAACGAAACAGGAGGATGAGAACGATGAGTAAGCTAGGATACGAGTACACGTTGGTTGACGAAGGAACGCTGGACACGGTTATCGCCGTGTCTGGTAGTGACGTAAGGTATACTTATGGTCAGGAATACAGGAATGGGTTTGATACATTCGAGGAGTTCTGGGCTTGGGTAGTCAACGATATTGACGAAGATATCGCGGAGAATGGATTGGAGGAGAGTTATGAGTAGTGTGTGGACATTTAAAGACTTTACGCTCGCGCCTAAGAAGGAGCTTGATGGTCACGAGAAAGCGGTTAAGCATTTCGCAAGAGAGCTATCAAAGGATTACAAAAATTATATGCCGCCGAAAGGATACAGGCATAAGCAGTTTAAAAACTATCAGCCACACGAAGTCCCGAAGGTGGGAACAACAATGTCTTACAAGGGCGAGTTTGTCACAGTGTTAGCAAAGGACAAAGCGCATTTTGTTAATAGCGGAGTGAAAGTGGTAAACGTGTTGTATGTTAGCTGGGGGAAAGACCCTGGGTCTAAGACGGCCCCGAGATTCACTTGGGAGAATTGGGACAAGCAAACAGGATTTAAACGGAGGAAGAAATGAGCAAGAAATATAAAGTGTTTTACATCACAACACACATGAAGAACGGGGACGTTTGGCAGACAAAGCGCGGAACGCAAGAAGAAGCGGAGGAGTTGTTTCGGTTGCATTGGGCTGATGAAGAATGCCTGAAGATTACA